GTTGAAGATGTTGAAGCTATTGAAGATGTTGAAGCTATTGAAGATGTTGAAGCTATTGAAGATGTTGAAGATGTTGAAGATGTTGAAGATGTTGAAGATGTTGAAAAGCTCGAAATTCCGCAGAAGATAAGCAGAAAAGATGTAATTAATATGATATTAAGAGGAGAGAACATGGCAGAGGCCAGAAAGATATCCATAGCTGAGCTTAGAGATATTATTTTAGAATCATTTTATCCCGATTATGGATCTTATCGTCCACCCCAGCCAGCAGGGTATGAATATAGGGCCGCACCGGTCGTAGTATCCAAAGACTCAGAGGGCACAGAGTTTGATGTGCTTGATGATTACGATGGAGTCACCGTTGCGTATAAGGCTGATGCCGGCGTAATAGACTATCAGCCCAGAAATAGGCTCGTTAAAGAAGAGGCGCTAAGAAGGATAATAAGAGAGGATATTATTTCTTCTCTCATCGAGTCTAAAAAAAAAGATTTTAGACGGTGAAGCGGATGAGGATGAGGATGAAAAAAGAGAGGACGAAGCTGGCTCTCTGGGCGGAAGCAGTATTTCAGGATGGACGGGTCCATTGGGAGTGGGATCTGGTCAAAGCTATGAAAATTTAGCAAAAAGAAACGCTGGCTTTTTCGGAGGCGGTCATTTAGCCAACCCTGACGCTCCCTCTAGAATAGTTAAGCAAGCCAAGAGATGGGCAGATGGAACTGCTGGAAGAGGAGGCAAGAAGAAAAGAAAGAAATCTAAAAACTAATAAACTAATAAACTAATAAAAAACTAAATTTTGAACATTTCCCAGCTATTGGGTAAATTTAAATTGTGCTTAGCACAGATAAACTAAAAACTACATTATAAACATTGGAGTAAAAAATGGCAGTTGATTTTGATGCAATTCGTAAAAAATTAGAGAGATTGAGTGGTAATAACAAAAATCGATCTCTAACATGGCGACCAACAGAGGGAGAGGAACATACAGTTCGACTGATTTCTTTTCCAGATAATGATGGCCAGCCCTTTAAGGAGCTTTGGTTCTACTATAACATAGGAAAGGAGAGGGGTCTTTTAACTCCTCATCAGTTTGACAACCCAGATCCTATTCAGGAGCTTATTAACAAGCTTCGAGAGGAGGGATCTAAAGAATCTTATGAATTAGCTAAGAAGCTCTATCCCAAGATGAGAACCTATGCACCTGTTATCGTACGAGGCGAAGAGGATAAAGGCGTTCAGATCTGGGGATTCGGCAAGATGGTTTATCAGGCACTTCTTGGCTTGATGCTTGACGAAGACTATGGTGATATAACAGACCCACTTGATGGTCGCGATATCAAAGTAGTTTGTTCAAAGCAGCCAGGAAAGAAGTGGGCGATGACAGAAGTTCGGCCAAGAGGAAGGCAATCTAATCTTTCAGAAAATTCGTCAGATGCAAAAGAGTGGCTGAGCAATATTCCCAATCTCGACGACCTCTATGAGTGTAAGTCATATGATGAACTTTCAAAGATTGTCAATGATTGGCTTGGAGAGGGAGAATCAGAGTCAGATTCTGGAAATCGATCTTCAAATAACACACCCGCAGTTAGTGCCCCTGGATCTTCAGGATATTCAAGTGTAGATGATGCATTTGCTGACCTGATGGCAGACTGATAATCTGTATAGATTTCTACGAGGGGCTATGAGAAGCCCCTCGTTTTAAGCAACCATGGGAAGAAAGGGGGTTCAAACAGTGTCAGACAGGAAGAAGGGAATAGAAGACTTCACATCAGATTTAATAGTTGCTCTAAACAAGGAGCACGGTGCAAGGGTAGCCTATAATCTTAGCCAAGATGAGTCACCTACGCATGTCAAGAGGTGGATATCAACAGGATCCAAGCTGTTAGATTACATCTGCTCAAATAGAAGAAATGGAGGACTTCCAGAGGGGAGGATAGTTGAAATATTTGGTCCACCCTCCATAGGAAAATCTCACATCGCAACTCAGGTAGCAAGAACTACCCAGCAGATGGGGGGAATCGCCGTCTATATAGACACTGAAAATGCTACATCAGTTGAGAATTTGCAAATGCTAGGAGTAGATGTTTCTCAGCGATTTGTATACGTTGACACTCACTGTACAGAAGAGGTTTTTAAAGTTGCAGAGTCTGTAATCCTAAAGTCAAAGGGAATGAACAAGGATGTTCCAGTTACATTAATTTGGGATTCTGTTGCTGCGTCTTCTCCCAAAGCTGAACTTCTAGGAGATTATGATAAGGAGACTATTGGGCTTCAAGCTAGAACAATATCCAAGGGAATGAGAAAGATAACTGGGGTTATTGGAGATCAAAATGTTTTATTTGTCATACTAAATCAAACTAGAATGAAAATAGGGGTAATGTTTGGGGATCCTACAACAACGCCAGGCGGAAAAGCAATTCCATTTCATGCCTCCACGAGGATCAAGCTGGGAGCAGGCCAGCAGATAAAGGATGGAGAGGACGTGATCGGAATCAACGTTTCAGCAAAAACTATTAAGAACAAAGTGGCTCCCCCTTTTAGAACATGTAATTTTGAGATTCACTTCGGAGTCGGGATTAAAGAGCATGAACAGATATTTGACTTTTTGAGAAAGCATGGGCCAGAGGTAGTTGACGGAATAGAAACGTCTGTATCGGGAACTGGAGGGTGGAAGAATCTTCTAGTTAAGAATACAATATCAGAAAAGGTTGTCGTTGAAAGAAAGTTTAGAAAAAATAATTTTGATAAGATATTATGCGACCCTGAGTGTAAAAAATACTTAGATGATCTACTGGATAGAGCAATGGTTAAAAAGTTTGCTGTAGAAGATCCGGATATAGATGTTAATTCATACGTAGAAGTTGAATCTATAGCCCAGTCACTAAAAGAAAAATGAAGAAGTCTAACGATGATTTGATTCTGATAGTAGATGCCTTAAATTTATTTACCAGACACTTTGTTGCTCATCCTGCAAGGGGAGTGAATGGTGAGCACGTGGGTGGCATTGTAGGATTTATGTACGCAATAGCTGATTTTTCAGAAAGATTCAAGCCAAGTCAAATAATTGTTGTGTGGGAAGGAGGGGGATCTTCTAGAAGGCGATCTATTTTTAAAGACTATAAGCAGAAGAGAAGGCCTGCAAAGCTTAATAGATTTAATGAGGAGGGAGAGATGCCAGATACTGTTGAGAATAGAAATCATCAAATTTCTATTCTGGTTGAGATAATGAAGAATCTTCCCATAGTTCAAGCATATGTTCCTGACTGCGAGGCAGATGATGTTATAGGATACATCTCAAAATATAGATTTAAAGATAGCAGAAAATTAATAGTCTCATCCGATAAAGATTTCTATCAGCTTTTAGATAATTCCACAATAATCTACTCCCCTACTTGGAAAAAATTTATAACAAGAAAAGAGGTACTAGAAAAATTTGAGATATCTCCAGAAAATTTTTGTCTTGCAAAGTCAATATGTGGAGATCCATCGGATAACATAGCTGGCGTGGATCGTGTAGGATTTAAGACACTTTCCAAGAGATTTCCGGAATTTTCACAACAATCAAGTATTTCCATATCAGATGTCATTTCCAAGTGTAAATTGATGCTTTCAGAGGGTAATAATCTAAAGGCAATTAAAAATATTTCGGAGTCCGAAGGCTTGATCAAAAGAAACTGGTCTCTGATATATCTTGATACCGCAAACTTAGCAGCTCACCAGATTTCAAAGATAAATTATATACTTGATAATTTTAAACCTGATAGAAAGAAGATACAGGTTATGAGAACCCTTATTAGAGAGGGAATTCAAACTTTCAATATCGATAGACTCTTTTTATCTTTAAACCATGTAGGAAGAACATGAATTCACATTTTGGGCAATACGGAAAATCTTTTCAGGAAAAGATCTTTCAAGCGTTTATAACTGATCAAAATTGGGCTGCTCAAATGATAGAGGTTATGACACCTTCATATTTTGAGCAAAAGTATCTAGGCTTTTTAACAGAGAGATATTTTTCATATCAGGAAAAATATAAGTCATTTCCAACACTTCCATTGTTGATATCGATAATACGTGACGACTTGAGAGAAGGGAATGATATAATTTTAAGAGATCAGATAATTGAGTTTCTTCATAGGATTAAGATGAATCCTGATCTTGGAGATCTTGACTATGTCAAAGAAAAATCACTTGATTTTTGTAGGAAGCAATCATTAAAGGATGCACTTGAGAAAGCAGTTGAGCTAATAGCGTCTGACAAGTATGAATCTGTTGTCGACCTTATGAAAAATGCTATATCTAGGGGAATGCCGTCAACTCTTGGCCATATTTTTTTTGAAGATTACGAAAGCAGATTCACAGAAATAAGTCGATTTCCATGCCCAACTGGAATTCCAGAACTTGACAAGAGGGGAATTTTAAGCGGAGGGCTAGGAAGGGGAGAGCTAGGTGTCATTACAGCACCCACAGGAGTTGGAAAATCACACTTCCTTGTAAATCTTGGAGCAGAAGCTTTATCCCGGGGAAAGAATGTAATTCACTACACATTTGAACTATCCGAGAGAGCAGTGGGAATTCGGTATGACAGTAACCTGTGTGAGATCCCAAGTAATGACGTCATTGATAGGAAAGAAGAAGTCATTGCTGTGTATGAGAAGGCTGAATTAGGGCGGCTAATTATTAAAGAATATCCCACAGGATCTGCATCTGTGATGACAATAAGAAATCACATAGAGAAGCTTTTATTAAAGTCTTTCGTACCAAGCCTGATAATTATAGATTACGCGGATATCATGCGTTCTTCAAGACGATATGACTCCCTTAGACACGAACTAAAGCTGATTTATGAGGAGTTGAGAAATCTCGCAATGGATATGAACGTCCCAATCTGGACAGCCTCGCAGTCGAATAGAGATGCAGCAAATGCATCTGTCGTGGGATTAGAGAATATGTCTGAGGCCTATGGAAAGGCAATGGTGGCAGATGTAGTATTATCACTATCAAGAAAGCCCATGGAAAAGTCTTCAGGAGTTGGCAGGTTATTTGTGGCAAAGAATAGAGCAGGGAGGGATGGAATTCTTTATCCAGTTTTGCTTGATACATCAATGTCTAAAATTCGAGTTGTAGAAAATAGTGAAGAGATGTCGCTGGAGGAGGTCTTGAAGACAGACACAGCATCTATGAAAAATCTTTTAAAGAAGAAGTGGAAAGAGGTTAACGGTGATGATGGGTAGCTGTAAATATTATTGATGAAGGAGGCAGAGTGGCAACTTTTAATGATGCTCTTAGAAAAAGTATTGAATACTTCAACGGCGATGAATTAGCTGCAAACGTTTTTGTCACAAAGTACGCGCTATGTGATAAAGAAGGAAACTTTTATGAAGAGACGCCTGATGACATGCACCGGCGCCTCGCAAGGGAGTTTTCTAGAATTGAAAAGAAATATGAAAATCCCATGTCTGAAGGGGAGATATATGAGCTTTTTAAGGATTTTAAATTTGTAATTCCTCAGGGAAGCCCAATGGCGGGAATAGGCAACGACCATCAGATCCAGTCACTATCCAATTGTTTTGTGATAGAGTCTCCATGGGACTCTTATGGGGGAATACTCAAGACAGATCAGGAGCTGGTTCAGATAGCAAAGAGGAGGGGCGGAGTTGGGTTTGATATCTCATCTATTAGGCCTAAAGGGCTCTCGACTGCAAATGCTGCGAGAACAACTGATGGCATAGAAGTATTCATGGATAGATTTTCTAATTCCTGCAGAGAGGTGGCCCAGGGAGGACGACGCGGTGCATTGATGATAACGATTTCTGTCCATCACCCCCAGATAAGAGACTTTATTAAGATCAAGCAAGAGCTTACAAGGGTCACGGGTGCAAATATTTCTATAAGGCTAACTGATGAGTTCATGTGCGCTGTTGAAGATGACGCAAATGTAGAGCTAAGATATCCCGTAGATAGTGATGAACCAGTGATGAAAGAAAGTGTAAGGGCAGCAGACATATGGGATGAAATAATTTCATCAGCTCATAAGACTGCAGAGCCGGGCCTTCTTTTTTGGGACACAGCTAAGAAATTAACACCATCAGACATTTATGCTGATGAGGGATTCGGGTCTATATCTACTAACCCTTGTGGAGAAATAATTCTATCAGCTTACGATTCATGCAGATTGATGCTTATCAATCTTTCTTCTTTTGTAGACCGGCCGTTCAAGAAGAATTCAAGATTTAATTTTAAAAAGATGGCAGAAATTTCTCATAAGGCACAAAGACTCATGGATGACATGATAGATCTCGAAATAGAGCAGATCGATAAGATTTTGGAAAAGATAGGCTCTGATCCGGAGCCGTCCAAGGTGAAGAAAATTGAGAGAGATTTATGGTCTAACATAAGGGATCAAGCCATCAAGGGAAGGAGAACTGGACTGGGAGTTACTGCTGTTGGAGATACACTTGCTGCCCTAAATATAAGATACGGATCAGACAAATCTATCGACATTGTTGAAAAAATTTATAAAACACTTGCAGTCAGCGCATATAGTTCTTCCTGTATTATGGCAAAAGAAAGAGGACCATTTCCTATTCATGATTTTTCTAAGGAGACGTACCATCCTTTTCTTAGAAGGATATGGGAAGAAGACCCAGAGCTATTGCAGATGAATGAAAGGTGGGGAAGAAGAAATATTTCATTAACGACTACTGCTCCAGCCGGATCAGTTTCTGTTCTAGCACAAACCACGTCTGGAATAGAGCCGGCATATCTACTAAGGTATTCGAGAAGAAAGAAAATTAATCAGGATGTAGAGCCAGGCGCTCGAATAGACTTTATTGATGATTTGGGTGATAAATGGCAGGAATATGATGTGTATCATCATGGATTTAATAGGTGGAGAGATTCTTTAAAAATACCTGAAGGAAAGACAATGTCTTATGAATCTCTTGAAGAAATGAGCCCATACTATAAATCTACGTCTAATGACATTGACTGGATTCAGAAAGTCAAGCTGCAAGCTGCAGCACAAAAATGGATCTGTCACGCCATCTCTAATACAACAAACGTTCCATCTAATACAGATGTTAGTACAATAAAAGATATTTACATGCAAGGATGGAAGCTTGGGTGCAAGGGCGTAACTGTTTATAGGGATGGATCTCGATCTGGGGTTCTAGTCTCCAAAGAAGATAGCAACATTGACAACAATAGGGAAAAGGGTTATATTTTTTATCACAATGCTCCCAAAAGGCCAAAAAGTTTGGAATGCCAAATAAATCATGCCACCATTAAGGGTGAAAGCTGGACTATTCTCGTCGGCCTTCTAAACAACAAGCCATATGAAATTATTGGCGGACTTTCAAAATATGTCGAGATACCCAGAAAATATTCAACGGGTGTGATCATCAAGCATCCCAGAAAGACGATGAATTCAAAATATGATCTATCATTTGGAGAAGATGATCATCAGATCATAGTTAAGGACATCGTCTCAGTGTTTGACAATCCAAATTATAGCTCGTTTACTAGAACGATATCACTTGCACTTAGACATGGAGTTCCAATTCAATATTTGGTCGAGCAGCTTCAAAAGGATAGGGACGCCGACATGTTTACATTTGCAAAGGTGACAGCTAGATGTCTTAAGAAATATATCTCGGATGGGACTAAGCCAGGAAATGGGACTATTAGATGTAATTGCGAATCAGCTGATCAGCCCAATATCGTGTATCAGGAAGGATGCGCTACATGCTTGACATGTGGTTACGCAATGTGCGGATAGGATTGTATGATTGATATAACGAAAACTGCACAAAAAGAGATTAATCGCCTTCTTAAAGAAGAAGGTGAAAATATTGGACTCCGACTAGGAATTAAGGGTGGAGGCTGCTCAGGATTGAGCTATATTCTCGAATTTACATCAGAGAGAGAGGGAGATACGGTTCTAAATCACAAGGAATTTAAAGTGTTTCTCGATCGAAAGTCAACGATATATCTAAGTGGTATCCGGCTCGATCATCAAGGCGGTCTGTCTGGACGGGGCTTCGTATTTGAAAATCCCATGGCAAGTAATACTTGTGGGTGTGGGGAAAGTTTTTCGATTTAGCGTTTTATTATTGAGGTGACTATGAAGTGGGTGACAAAGATATCTGGCCTTTTAAAGGACGTCGAGCTAAGAAAGAATCCTGTGATAGTCAGGGTTAATAAATTTGATGAAAAGTCAGCAAAAGAATTTAGTGATCAAGTTGCAACAGCCCATAACACAGGACAAAAAGTTATTCCTGTGGTAATAGATTCGTATGGGGGACAGGTTTATAGTCTTATGACAATGATAAGCGCCATTAAACATTCAGAGATCCCAGTTGCAACTATAGTTGAGGGCAAGGCTATGTCATGCGGAGCTATTCTCTTTTCATTTGGTGAAGAGGGAATGAGGTTTATGGATCCCAATGCAACAGTAATGATTCATGATGTCTCTTCTATGGAAAAGGGTAAGGTGGAAGAGATAAAAGCATCAGCAGAAGAGACGGATCGACTTAATAAAATAGTTTATGAAATGATGGCAGTCAATTGTGGCAAGAAAAGGGATCATTTTTTAAAGCTAGTTCATAAAAAAGGTCATGCAGACTGGTTTTTAAATTCTCAAGAGGCCAAGAAGCATAATTTAGCAAATCAAATAAGGGTCCCCACCCTCAGAATCAGCATAGACGTCGATATAGAATTCGACTAAAGAGAGATATAAAGTGTTATTTTTAGATCAAGATGTCCAAATAGAAAGTCAAAATACGTATCCTAATATTCTTAGTGTCGAAGCAATAAACTTTCTTGCGAATATGACTAGAAAGTTCAGCACTGAACTCGATGGACTTCTTACTCAGAGAGAGAGCCGTCAAAAGTTTTATGATGAAGGATACTCTCCCAATTTTTCCTTAGAATGTGAAGACATCAGAGAGGGCGACTGGAAGGTGGCAGAAATACCCGATGATATTAAAGATAGAAGAGTAGAGATAACAGGTCCAGTTGATAGAAAGATGATAATAAATGCGCTTAATTCTGGTGCTAACGTATTTATGGCAGATTTTGAAGATTCACTGTCTCCCACATGGAAGAATTTGCTTGAAGGTCAGCAGAATTTAAAGGATGCTGTTAGAAAAACTATAACTTACGATCATCCCACAAAGGGGACTTACACACTTAATGAGAAGGTGGCAACATTGTTCGTAAGACCAAGAGGGCTGCATCTCAAAGAAGACCATTTTCTAGTGGACGGCAAGCCAATCCCAGCATCATTTTTTGATTTTGGACTATTTTTCTTTCACAACGCTAAAGAACAGATTGATCTTGGAAGTGCTCCTTATTTCTATATTCCAAAGTTAGAGCATCGTCTAGAAGCGAGATTGTGGAATGATATATTCAATTGGTCACAAGATGAGCTAGGAATTAAAAGAGGAACAATAAGGGCTACAGTCCTAATTGAAACACTCCCAGCATCGTTCCAGATGGATGAAATTCTATGGGAGCTAAAGGATCATTCAGCGGGATTGAATTGTGGAAGATGGGATTATATTTTTAGCTACATTAAAACCTTTAGAAATCATTCGGATAAAATTTTACCAGATAGATCTTCTGTCACTATGGAGAGAAAATTTATGAAGTCCTACAGCAATCTTTTGATTAAGACATGCCACAAGAGAGGAATTCATGCTATGGGCGGAATGGCGGCTCAAATCCCAATTAAGAATAACTCTCATGAAAACGATAGAGCTCTATCTGCAGTTAGACGGGACAAGTATCGAGAAGTAATTTCGGGACACGATGGAACATGGGTTGCTCATCCAGGGCTAGTTCCGGTGGCAAGGGAAATATTTGACATTCACATGAAAGATTTAAACCAGATTAATCACTATCTAGACTATAATGTCACACAACAAGATTTAATAAAGTGTCCTGAAGGAAAGATTACTGAAGAGGGTTTGAGAAAAAATATAAACATCGGTATACAATACATCGAAAATTGGTTAAGGGGTAATGGATGTGTTCCGCTTTATAATCTAATGGAGGATGCTGCGACTGCAGAGATATCTAGAACACAGACATGGCAATGGATTAAGCATAAGAAAATTAATATGACTGAGTTTAATAGAATTTTAGCTGAGGAATCTCTAAAAATAAAAAATGAAGTGGGAGATGATTTGTTCTTTAATGGAAGATTTAATAAGGCGATAGAGCTGTTTAATTTAATTTCGGTATCAAGCGAGCTTATAGACTTTTTAACATTACCGGCATATAATGTGCTGGTTGGAGAAAAAAATGATTGATGATAATGGATGTTGCGCTATATGTGGCAATTATGAGAAAAGATGCTCTTGCGAGTATGAGGCAAACAGATCCGAGAATAATATAAGAGATCGGTGGTCTGGAATAAGAAGAACATGGGGAAAAAAAGAAATAGATCGTCTTCGAGGAAGAGTTAATATTAAACATTCTCTTGCAACAGATGGATCAGAAAAACTATGGAGATTGCTCAATAAGGAAGAGCCGGTCGCTGCACTTGGAGCACTCACTGGAAATCAGGCCGTTCAGCAGGTCAAGGCTGGATTGAAGGGGATATATGTGAGCGGATGGCAAGTGGCAGCAGACGCAAACCTTTCAGGGAACACGTATCCCGATCAGAGCCTATATCCCGCAAATAGTGTTCCAAATCTTGTAAAAAGAATTAATCAGTCTCTTCATAGAGCAGATCAAATTGAAAGCTCTGAAGGAATACATACAAGAGACTGGATGGTCCCCATTATCGCTGACGCAGAAGCAGGATTTGGAGGACAGCTTAATGCTTACGAGCTAATGCGGTCAATGATTGAAGCTGGTGCCGCTGGAGTCCATTTTGAAGATCAGCTGTCCTCAGAGAAGAAATGCGGCCATCTTGGCGGAAAGGTTTTACTTCCTACATCTCAATTTATTAAAACTCTCAAAGCTGCGCGTCTTGCAGCAGATGTAATGGATGTTCCAACCGTCCTTATAGCCCGGACAGATGCAAATAGCGCAAAGCTGCTAATGTCAGATATAGACCCCCATGATCACGAATTTTTAACTGGTGAGAGAACATCGGAGGGATTTTATAGAATATCTGGAGGAATTGATTGTGCCATTTCAAGAGGTCTTGCATATGCGCCCTACGCTGACTTACTATGGTGTGAAACATCGACACCAGATTTAAATGAAGCAAAGAAATTTGCTGATGCGATTCATGAGAAATTTCCGGGTAAGCTGCTTGCGTATAATTGCTCTCCATCATTTAATTGGAGGATGCACCTGGATGAGGAGACAATTTCTATTTTTAGACAAGAGCTAAGTAAGATGGGATATAAGTTTCAATTTGTCACACTGGCAGGATTTCACTCTCTTAACCTCTCAATGTTCGAGCTATCTAGAAAGTACAAAGATCACGGGATGTCTGCATACGTCGAATTGCAAACCAATGAGTTCATGGAGGAAGGTCTCGGATACACAGCAACAAAGCATCAGAGAGAAGTGGGTACGGGATATTTTGATGCAGTCAAGCAGGTAATAGTGGGCAGCGAAGCATCTTCAACTCTAGCACTAAAGGGATCTACAGAGTCCAATCAGTTTGAGTAGGGAATGATCATGAACAGGGTAGTGCTTTTTGATATGGATGGAACTCTCACAAAGTCACGAAATAAGATTGATGACTCAATGATAGACTGTGTTATCGACTTATTGAGATACTGTGATATAGGAATTGTCACTGGCAGCGGATTCGACTATTTAAGTGAACAATGCTCTGATTTATGGGAAAATGATAATTTTACCCCTGGGAAAAATGGTCAAAATAACATAACTCTTTTTCCCTGCAATGGAACTCAGGCATTTAAAAGATTCGAGGGAGAGTGGATATCATTTTATGAAAAGAATATGAGAGAGGAAATTGGAGGAGAAAGATTTTCTTCATTACTCCAGGGAATTCTAAGATTGCAGACCAAATATGTGAATGATTATTTTAGAAAAGGTCCGCTCACAGGGAATTTTGTCTCAATAAGAGGTTCGTTAATCAATTGGTCTCCAATAGGCAGGTGTGCAAATAGTGAAGAAAGAGAAAAATTTTCTAAGATTGATAAAAAATATAGTATACGGCCAAATTTAAGATCACAGCTGCTATTCTTTTTAGAATCAAGATATATTGAAAATGTTATAGTCTCATTGGGCGGTGATACATCACTTGATATATACCCGCGAGGCTGGGATAAGACTCATGTCCTTAAACATTTTGATAAAAATATTGACGCGTGGTTTGTTGGAGATAGATGCCATGGAGCGGGAAATGATAGATCAATTTACGAACGGCTTCTTCCCCAAAAAAGATCTTTTCAAACTACAGGACCCAATGAAACAATTAGAATAATTTATGATAATATTATTCCGGGAATAGATAATTAATGTTTTTAAAATATGGTAAAAAATAATGGATAAGGATTTTTATAATTCATCATCTTCTAATAAACTGGGATGGCTTCCATCATGGTTTGGATGTGAACATTTTGATGACGAGCTCGTTAAATCTATTAAGAAATGGCAGAAAGAGCACGGATTGACAGCAGATGGGCTATGTGGTCCAGGAACATATAGGAGAATATGGACCGATCGACAGGCTCATATCTCTGATTTCGAGCCTAGGCGTCCTGCTAATTCCTATCTTGCAGGTGACAAACACATTGTTCATAATGGAAAGTTCATTCCAATTGAGTGGAATAAGGTTATTTTGTGGGACGAGCCAGATGGCCTGGCGATAAAGCCGGGAAGATATTATGACAATAGCGGAAAGGAAGATAGAAAGCCCACGATGTTTGTCAATCACTGGGATGTGTGTCTTTCTGCAGAATCATGTGCGAGAATCTTGAATAACAAGGGAATATCAGTTCATTTTTGTCTGGATAACGATGGAACCATATATCAGCTTCTAGATACACAACACGGAGCCTGGCACTGCAGCAAGCAACAAGGGAATAAGAAAAGCATAGGGATAGAGATTTCCAATGCATATTACCCTAAATATCAGAGCTGGTATGTGGATCACGGCTTTGGAGAGAGGCCCATCCAGGAAAATGGGTGGGTCCATGGTAAAAAGAAAGATCCCTTTTTGTGGTTTTATCCTGAGCAGATAGAGGCACTCAAAGCTTTGTGGAAAGCTGTTAATATTGGCCTGGGAATTCCGCTTGATCACCCTAAAAATGATGACGGAAGCTCGTGCACCACAATTCACAAAGGCTGTGAACGGGGAACGTTCGAGGGATTTTGCAACCATTATAACTTCGTTAAAACAAAAATAGACTGTGCTGGGCTGGATATGGCTGGGCTTCTTGAAGATGTCCGTCAATCTCCACAGTATTGCCTTGACCGATAGAAAAAATTTATTCAGGACCAAAGGAGATAATTGTGAACTTACTTGAGTATGTGTGGCTAGATGGAAATAAAACGCAGGGATTGAGAAGTAAAATAAAAGTTCTCGAAAGCTGGGATGGATCTCTGGATTCAGTTCCTTCTTGGAACTTTGATGGATCTTCTACAAATCAGGCTCCAGGAGACGACTCCGAAAGAGTTCTTTTGCCCGTAAGATTGTATAGATTTAGAAATAAAACTCTCGTCCTCTGTGAGGTTTTTAATCCTGATGAAACGGCTCACGATAGCAATACTAGATCTAGTCTTAGATCTTTTTTGAGCTCTCATCCGGCGCAGCTCTCATGGTGGGGATTTGAGCAAGAATATTTTATAGTCCAGGATTCTCAGCCAATAGGATTCTTTAATGACCCAGGACCTCAGGGTCCATATTATTGTAGTGTTGGAGGAGATAAGGCTATAGGAAGACAGCTAGCTGAGCATCATACCCTATCATGCCTGGCATCCGGCTTAACAATAACTGGAATGAATGCCGAAGTTGCTCCGGGACAGTGGGAATATCAGTGCTTCGCCAAAGATCCGCTTCAGGCAGCAGATGATTTAATCATATCTAGATATATTCTTTGTGCTCTCGCAGAGGAGAGAGGGCTAGATATCGATTTCTCTCCAAAACCAATAAAGGGTGACTGGAACGGAAGCGGATGCCACACTAATTTCAGTACATTAAGGACGAGAGAAACTGGCGGAAAAGAATATTTTGAAAGGCTTCTTCTAACAATGAGACAAAGACATGATTTTCACATAGAGGGCTACGGTGAACTTAATCACGAAAGGCTGACAGGCTTACACGAGACTCAAAAAATAGATGAATTTAGCTGGGGCGTGGCAGATAGAGGAGCATCAATTAGAATTCCTAGAGACACAGCTAAAAATGACTGGAAGGGGTATCTTGAAGATAGAAGGCCAGCTTCTAATTGCGATCCCTACACTGTGGTGAATTTGATCTCTGAAGCAATAGACATAAGTGATGAATTATCATGACAATGAAATTTGCGTGGACACTTTTTATTCTAAGCGCAGCTGCATGTGCATTGTTCTCTCTAGGAAGGGTTGTTGGAAGGCTTGATGAAATCAATGATCGCCGAGAGGAGAAAAAAGATTTTAAAACTATAAAGGCAGAACTCTTAGTCACAGATTTAAGAGAATCCCATGAAGACGTAGACTGTGAGATAGAAGAGGCTCAGTGTGATACAGTTGTCGTAGATTTGAAGAGATATAAGGATAGGAAAGAAATTTTAAAAAGATTCCATAAGAAACGACCGCTGTGAGGAAAATTGGTGTACATTTACATATTATGATTTAATATTTGTAGAGGTATTATATGTCGTGGATCCCACCAAAGTCTCCCTATAATTTAATTCAAGAGCATTTATGGCATGATCCATGGAAGATTTTTGTTGCTTGCATATTTTGCAATCTTACTAAGAGGGTTGACGCCGAACCCTATATGTGGAAATTTTTTGACAAATACCCAGATCCTAAGTCCGTAGCCGACGCCAATCAGAATGATATACAGAAGATGATACAGCCTCTAGGATTATCAGAAAGGAGGTCTAGAGCTCTCATAAAAATGTCTGATGGTTACATTAAAGACGACTGGAAAGATTCACCAGAGATACTTTATGGGATCGGAAAGTATGCTTCTGATGCCTATAAGATATTTTGCCTAGGAAGGTGGAGAGATGTAGAGCCCAAGGACCATGCTCTCAACGATTATCACTCATTCTTAAAAGAAAGGTCAGAATCCAGCTCGCTTGTAATTGCAGCTGAAAAGTTGCCCTCATAAGTTCTAAGCCTTGAGACTCCGTCATCTATTACTACGTAGGTTTGATGAGTTACCCAATCTCCAGAGTTGATATACGTTTTAATATTTTGATCTGAGTCGATCCATATTAATGCTTCCGGATTGTGAGTGTGTCCCATAATGAACACGTCAATGTCATCGTTATATTTTAAAATATCGATTATACTTCTCAGCTTGTGCTTTTTGATATGCCTTTCTGTCCACCATGTTGAAAAGTCAAAATCAAATATTTTCTCAAGAACATTCTGAATTAATGACACAAATTTAACAAAAAGCTTTCTATGAAGAAATCCCGAATCATAGGAATCTCCATGCTCGATTCTAAATTTTCTATTTCCTTCTTCAAATTCATATTTTTTAACAAATTTAACACCCAACATCTCCTTACCGACGAGATCGATCAGGCTTTCATCATGATTTCCCACTACATAGATCACTTCTTTTTCTCTGTCTATAGCAGAAAGAATCTCAATACACCTTTCCGTGAAAACAGGAATCTTAATAAAGTCTATAATATCTCCAGCCAATATCATTTGATCGTATTCAATTGATTTTAAGAGCTGAAGTAGCTCTGCAGACTTATAGAATCTGCTTCCAATATGGGTATCTGAAATGACTATTCTTTTCATTGAACAATTTTTCTACAGGTGTTATATTACAACTATAACTAGGCAATGTATTATTGACCTAGATCATTAGCTCAAAGATGGAGGGAGAGATGAATTCTTATAAATTATCAGACGAGGTAATTTCTCAAATAGCAAAGTTAATTCAATTAGCAATTCTTACTGGAACTGATGTAACAGATAATCTTAGAACATTAAGCGTCGAAGAGTCACAATCAGACGAAGGATTTTTAATTTTAACTCCAGAATATAGAGAGATGGGAGAATCACAAGTTTCAAAGCTTCTGTCCGAAGTAGAAGGGCTGTCAAAAACAGCCAGCTAGGGAAAATAACGTGGACGAGTCAAAAGTCAAACATCTCGCTGATATAGATACTGATTGCCTGAGACAAATGTTTGAGCTAAGGGAGAGGTTTATGATCGATCTTATCGAAAAATATCCTTCGTGCAACCCTCAGTGGCCGCTTGACTTATGTGAAAAATCTCATCAGCAGTATTGCAGAGATATTGCTCTTAGAGGGGTTGAAGAAATGTTTGAAGCACTCCAGCATTTGAAAAACTGGAAACCTCATAGAACAACAGAAATCAAAGAGTTTGATAAGAATAAGTTTTTAGAAGAAATAGTGGATGCTTTTAATTATTTTTTTTCGTTAATAATCTTAACAGGGTATTCTGCGGATGATCTATATGATGCCTATTTGAAGAAGGATAGGATAATTCATGAAAGACTCAAAAATGATTATTAATTCTGGAAAACTATCACATTCAGAATTAAAAAAAGATTTCATGTTTACATCCGTAGACCACCTTGTTGAGATAATTGAAGGGATAGATCTAGATATTCAATCTGGTGACATATTATTTGATAGAGATGCCTCTTATCTTTGCTTTAATTCAACAAGCAAAGAAGACCTAATAAATATGATAAAAAATATTAGAATTGAGGAGAATTTTCTTGATAAGTGTTAAAGAGCTTTTTAAATCTCAAAAAGAGTTTAATGATCTGTTTTATGATCTTGAGTCGTTGAGCGATGATGAAAAAGAGGAAATAACAAAATCTCTATCTCTTGCTCTTCATTCTGAGGTCAGCTCTCTCATTTCAGCGATTAACTTTAAAGATCACAAACATAATAGAAGGGAGATTGATAAATGCAAGATTCTGTTTGAGTCTGTGGATGCGTTTAGATATATTTTATCTATTTTGAATATATGGGAAATTTCTAGCGATAACTTTTTAAAAGCCTTTGATGATAAAGACGTTTTTTTAAACTTGCGTCATTCTCATGGTAAGAAGAGATGGAATAAGGGACCGGTAGTTATTGTTGATATTGATGATGTCATAGCAGATTTTAGAAATAACTTTTCTTCATGGGTAGAAAATAGATACAATATAGACATAGATGTTGAATCGCCGGAGTATTATTTTATAACAGATTTAGTTAAGCATGGAATTAATCCCGAGGGTGTTTTTTTAGATTTTGTAGCAGAGGGCGGGTTTAGAAGTCTTTCTCCCGTCGAAGGGGCTGTAGAATTTTTAAAGGGGCTAAGGGAAAGAGGATGCTGGATTCAATTATTGACCGCAAGGCCCGCAGATAATATACGATGCTTTTATGACACATACGGATGGCTGTCTGATCACGATATTGTCTTCGACAAGATAGAGTTCAGTACTGAGAAATTTAGGTGGTGTGCAACTTCTGAGTATTACGATAGCGGATCTATACTTTTTGCAATCGATGATTCACCAAAGCATGCAGAAGACTATTCACAGCACGGCATTAAATGCTGTGTTCCAATGAAAAGCTATAATAAGCAAGTTTGGAAAAATGATAACATAATAACTTTTTCAAAATTTGAAGAAATTTTTAAAATTATTGAAAACACCCAATATAATGATCAATCTAGGAGAAAGATCAATGCCCCAGAATAAAAATTTACAACCCATCACACTTCCAATGGATCTTAAATTTGATCAAGATCCCCAGACAGAATTTTTTAATAATCTTAAAGCTCTCAAGGTTGAGCTTGTTGATTACCCAACTCACCAACAGGCACTTAATGTAGCATGGCAGTATGTAAAGGCAACTTGGGCAGATGACCCTGGTGACACTTCACCGGATGTTTCACAAAGAGAGCTTAGCAAGAATCTTGAAGATGTACTTTGCTTTCGTGCTCTTCCCACTCCCATGGAATGCATGGGGTTTACATTTAAATTAAGTGGCCTTTCTTTTCAAGAAGTAACACATATTATTAGACATCGTGCGGGATCTTTCGCTGCTCAATGTACTGGTGACAGAGATTTAAGAAATGATCCCGCAGTCATTCCAGAGGCAGTTCAAAATTCCCCAGAATTTCTTGAGAGGTGGAAAGATCTGGTATTGGAGTCAAAACAGCTTTATTCTGACATGACAGATTCAAGGGACGTGTCCATGATGGACGCCCGAATGATTCTTCCAAAATGTATGACATCATTTTACCTAATGAGAATGAACTTGAAAGATTTATTGGGATTCATACGTCAAAGACAGGATGTTCAAATACAACCGGCAGCTGATAATATTTTAGCTGCAGCTATGGCAAGAGAGCTAATTAGAGTTCTTCCAGAGACATCAGTTGCAATAGACTTTAGTAGACCGGATATGCACTATGTCAAGACATTCCGAGTCAACATTAATGATGAGTGGACCAGCAGAGGAACAAATCTTTACTGGCCAGAGCCAAAGAATGATATTTTTGAATATCACCCCGAAGACACTATCTATCAAGGACGGAGAGAAGATATCAATGGAACAAACAATCCCGGAGGGGCCACTGTGTTTGAAAATATCTGGAATTCTTTAATGGAAGATATACGTAGAATGACAATAAGCTATAAATCTCTCTATGACATCTAAATTGTCTCGTAAAACACAGGACAAGAGACTTCACTCTCTAACCAATTTTATTACACGCGATGTCATGAGATTGATTAAAGGTATGACAACGATCATATATACTAGGCAGGTCAATAGAGATGAATTCATATTAGACCTCGAAACTAAATCAAACGAATTATTGGAGATGAGACCGGGTAGCTTTCCGCTAAGAATCGATAAGTCCACTCTCACAGATGAATATATCGAACATGTTGACACAGACTTATCGATAACAGTTGAAATTGATAGGAATTCTGATCGATTTAATGTGAGCGCCTCAGATAAACCGCTTCTCGGAATCTCAGACATAGGAATGCACATTCTCGTAGAGCTGCCAGAAAATTTAAGAGACAGTGATATGAAAATATTAAGAGATGAAATTTCTAATTCGGTAAGACATGAATTAGAGCATATTAGTCAGGGACACAAGAGTGACAATCCTTTTTCTGTATATGGAAGGGGAAGAGAGTATTACACCTCTATTCACGGTCCTAGTGATGTGGATGGAGATTTTGCAAAATACTTGCTAGACTCTTCAGAGATTCCAGCATTTGTGAGAGGACATTCTCATAATTCTAAAAGCCGATCAGACCTTGAGCGAAGGATAGATAAATTTCTATGTGTGTATAGAGAAAAGAATTTAATCAATGATTATGAAAAGACTATTATTTTCAATTCATGGGCTGAGTGGTCTAAAAGATTTCTTAAGCAAAAAAGATTTTTAAGTTAAAAAAAATAACCTTTATAGAATATAATAAAGATGTCTTATTTGGAGGAAAAATGAAGGCATATATAGCGAGCTCCTGGTTTAATCCAGTGGCAAATCAAGAAGTAAATGACATTATTCACGCATTAGAGTCAAATGGATTCGAGATCTTTTCACCTCGTGACTTTTTTGTATGTCCGCCAGATGCAGACCTGGCTACCCAAAAGTCCACGTATGAGGGAAATCTTCATCATCTTCATGAATCTGACTTGATGGTGTGTAACACTCACGGAAAGGACATGGGATCCATCTTTGAAGCTGGGTATTTTAAGGCTCTGGAAAAGCCAATTGTATATTTCTGTGCTGGGCTTCCCGCGGGTGCGAAATTCAACCTAATGCTAGCACAGAGTGGAGTTAAAGTATGCACTTCTAAAGAAGATCTTAGCGATTATCTCTCTAGATGTAGTGAAGCAAATATTATGCTTATAGAAAAATATCACGGTGATATTGAGTAATGGTAATAGATGGGAAAAGATTACTATAGTATTCTGGGTGTCGATAGAGGCGCTGATGATGATCAAATTAAAAAAGCTTATAGAAAGCTAGCTTTAAAACATCATCCCGATAAAAATCCTGATGACCCGAAGTCTGAAACGAAATTCAAAGAAATTTCTGAAGCTTATGAATGTCTTTCAGATTCAGAAAAAAGAAGAAGCTATGACATTTTCCCGGACGGCGGCATGGGAGGTTTTTCTCACTCTGGCGGCGATGATATTTTTCAGCACTTTTCTGATATTTTCAATCAAACATTTGGAGCAGGATCAAATCCATTTCGAAAGTCTGGATATGAGTCCTCTGTAGTTAAGGGAGAGTCAGTTTCTCATAATATACAGGTGACCCTAGAAGATGTTCTTCACGGGTCTACTCAGAAAATAACATTTTCAGCAGGGGTCAGTTGCGGTGGATGTGATGGAAAGAGATACCAGAATAAAAATGATATCACTGCATGTGATGTCTGCAAAGGTGCTGGTAATGTCATGTATGATGCCGGAGCGATGAGAGTCACCACGACTTGTCGACAATGTGGGGGAGCTGGAGTCGTTATCAAAACTCCCTGTTCACAATGTCGTGGAAGCGGAATGCTAGACAACACAAGATCTCTAAATATCAGCATTCCAGCGGGAGTTGCTGATGGGAATCAGTTGAGGCTAGAGGGATGCGGTCACAGACAACCGGGGTCTACAATTCCGGGAGATCTTTTAATAAATATATCTGTTAAAAAAGATGAGAGATTTGAAAGACGAGGCCCTCATGTTTATGGAACAAGAAGGATTTCGTTTAAACAGGCAGCAATAGGATGCACCATAGATCTAGATCTGATAGATGGAAAGATAAATCTTCTCATACCCCCGGGAACACAGTCTCATACGATGATGAGTATTAAAGAAAGGGGCCTCCCAATAGATGTAGGGGATCCAGAAAGGGGAAACCACTACGTAACTGTCATAGTTGATGTACCCACAAAAATAAGTAAGGCAGATAGAAGACTAATTGAGCAGCTCAATTTATTTTAGCGCGTGTAAAAATATTTATTTTGTTTTATAATAATCTTATAAGGTAAGGTGCACATACATGTCAAAGTTTAAAAATATCATACTCCCTAATAGATTTGTGGGGCTTCATGCACACAGCGGAACAGGCTCTCCATATGATGGTCTGGGATATCCAAATCAGCACATAGACTTTGTTCTATCAAACGAAATGGATGCATGGGCGCTTACTGATCATGGAAACGGAAATGGTTTGGCACATGCACATGCTTATGCAAAAAAACTCAAAGATCGTGGTCAAAAGTATAGACAGATCTATGGAGTGGAATTTTATTTTGTTCCCTCTCTTAGGAGCTGGAGAGTTGAGTATGAAGATCATAAGGAACAAGCAAGACTTGCAAGAACTGCAAAGAAGTCGAAAGAAAAAGTTGATATTGATTCTGAGGATGAAATTAGCGCCGGCCTAATTGTCGAAAATGAAGATGACACAAAGTCAGACTACAGCCGAGACATGTGGAAGAGGAGATATCATCTTGTAGTTTTTGCTAAAAATGCACAAGGCCTACAAAATCTCTTTACTCTAGTCAAGAAGTCTTACACACAGGGATTCTATAGATTTCCAAGAATTGACTATGATCTTTTAAAGCAGCATGGTGAGGGACTCATTGTTTCAACTGCCTGCGTGGGCGGGCTCGCTGCTTCAATTTCGATCAGAGGAGAGGCAGAGGGGAAGACTTTCAGTGAAATTCAGAGAAACTTGCAAAATATGTCAGATAGATTTGTTGATGCTGTTGGTTTTGAA